GTGCCTGTCCCGCCTGTGGCCGCCCCTACCAGCGCATCGACTCACGTACTGTGCAAGTGACCGCGCCGATACACGGGTGGCGCTACGTTCCCTGGGTCCTGGAATGGTACGAATGTGGCGGGGCTGACCCAGTATGCGTCCCGCACTTGTCGCAGCGACGCGGAACACTAACGTCACAAGATGCGGAATAACGGGCCGGCGACAAGAGTGGCGACAAGGGGCGACAAGGGGCGATTTCAGCCAGTCTTGTCGCCGCCAAGGACGATTACGTTAATGTTTATGGGGGTGCGACCGTGGCGACAAGTCCTGGCGACAGATTGTCGCCGTCGCTTTTCGGCTGCTCCACTCGTCGGCGCAACCCCTGCCTACATAAGCAGTTACAGCCGGCGACAAGATGGCGACAGGATGGCGACAAGACCCCCTCTCTCTTTATAGAGAGGGGCTAGTTGACGGAAAGCGCAGTGAGATTGTTTATGCCATGGCACCCCCTGGATGACGACGACGACAATCCCGAGCCGGATTGGGGCCAGTACCACGAGGGTCCACGTCCTACCCCGGACACCGTCATTACGATGCGCGTGGCCCAGCCAGCTGAGTCCGAGCCTCCATCTGAGCCTGCCCCTGACCCCGCTGGCCCGGACTTTGATGCGCTGTATGCTCTCTGGGCCGAACACTACCCGTTCCGGGACGAGCGAGACCCCGACGCCCCGTGGGATACGCTGGTGCCCTGCGAGTCCAGGCGTGCCACGATGCGCCGTGCACCGTCTCGGCGACGTGTGCGGCCCACGCCCGAGGATGACCTGAGCGACCCGGTCGTGGATACGCCCGGTGGACTCATGCGCCGGTCGCGTGTCCCCATGGGTAACCATCGCGGCGACCTCGACCAGATTGAACTCCGGGCCTACGAGCAGGAACCGCGCTACGTGCGGATGATGCGCCGCCGTCACTGGGACCACTGGAGAGCCTGATGCCGACAGACCAGACGACTGACACCGTGCCGCTCTTTAGACGTTACGTCCCCGTGCCGGCCCTCACTCTCCTGCTCCGCCTAGAGAACGACGGCTACGACCTCCGCGTCGATGCCCAGACCCGTGAACTCTGTATCACCCCCCCCGTCCCACCCCAGAGACGCCAGACCATCACGCAATACAAACCCTATCTCCTACTCATGGTCGAGCAGACGCTGCTGCTCATCGAGCGTGAGCGCGTCGCCGCCCAGGACGATGACTGGGCGCTCGTCTAGGGCACATGAAGGTAATTCACGGAGTTTTCAAAAAACACGTCGAATTACCTTCGTTGCCCAGTGACCCCACATCATAAACAGAAACTGGTCGGGACTATCAGGACCCGTCGGGACTTAGGACAGAGGGAAACATCCCGACGCCTCGACGTGCTCCCCTACGCCACGTTACGCGTGCCGGCATAGGCAAGCCTTGGGTGCAGTACTCGAGTCGACTGGGGGCGCACTGGGCGGGTCTGAGGGGGATACTGGGGTGGACTGATGTGGGACTGGAGGGGTCCAGCGAGACTTGTATCGTTTGTATCGCTTGTCTCGGGCGGGCTATGTGATACATCTGCTGATTCCGCGAATACCCACCAACAACTTGATTGTTGGTGGGTCCCCGGCCCGGTTGGGCCGAGTTAGGTCAGTCGCCCAACCCCGACATCGTCAACCGGTTGACGCTTTTGGCCACATCGCCAATCTGTTGACGCTTTTGTTGCCAAAATAAACCCCTAAGTTAACATAACCCCCATTATTAGACCCACCGCCTGTAACCCACCTGGCTCGTGGGGGTTGCAGCGTGCCAGTGGCAGCAGCCCGCAACGGCCCAGTGGGAGGACCTCTGCGGCCTAACCCTGTAAGTTGTTGGCCCATAAGGGCTTAACTGGGATTCGACCTAAATTGGGATTTTTTTCCCAGCAACATTATTTTGGATCGGAAAGCACTTTGAGGTTTTGATATAGCATTTGTACCCACTTGTCCCCAAGGCTGGCCGTGAGCACCCCGGTGCCTTGCCTCTTATCCATCCTGCATGGTAGGTTGCATCATGGGCGCGCGAAACGTGATACCGTCTCAGGCTAGCAATGGCACCACTGCGTATTCCACGTCCGCCGGTCCCGCCGAAGGCGTCAAACGGCCATGGGGGCGTCCGTGCGGGTGCGGGGCGTCCGCGGGGCACGACGGTGGCCTCCGGGGGGTCGCGGGTGTACCGCCGGACGGCAGAGCGGGAGGAGTTATTGAGTCTCTGGCGGGCGGAGGTGAGTCGGCAGTTTGAGCCGCTGGTGCAGGCGCAGCTCGCGGCCGCGCAGGGGGTGACGCACATGGTGGCCCGAGACGATCAGGGTCGGTGGACGACGGTGACGGACCCGGACGTGATGGTCGAGCGTCTGAATGCGGGAGAGCAGGCGTATCGGCTGTCGGCGGTCGCGCCGAATGCGACCCTGATCGGGCAGATCATGGACCGCCTGTTCGGGCAGGCGCGTCAGAGCATTGACCTGGACGTGAGCACGGAGCCGTCACGGCTGTCGGATATCGAGTTGTCGGCGTCCTTGACGGGGCTGCTGGAGAAATTGTCCCCGGCGGCGCTCCCGGCGGACACGCGCTCGGACGAGACCGCCCTCGTGCCCGTCGAGACCCCCCAGGAGCCGCCGTCAGGCGACCCGCCGGAGCCCGATGTCTAAACTGACGCTGGACGAGCGGGTGCGGTTGGACGCCCTGCGCGCAGAAGCGGAGCGTCGTACGACCTCGCGATTCGCCACGTTCTATCCAGACGGCGACGGTCCATTAGCGCGGTCACGGTATCAGAAGCACCTCGATTTTTTCGCGGCCGGCACCACAAAGGAGCGGCTGTTCATGGCCGCGAACCGGGTGGGGAAATCTGAAGCCGGGGCCTACGAAATCACCTGTCACCTCACGGGGTTGTACCCGCACTGGTGGACCGGGCGACGGTTTGACGAGCCGGTGGAGTGCTGGGCTGTGGGGACCAATAGTCAGACCACGCGAGATATTGTCCAGGCCAAGCTGCTCGGAAGTGTGCAGGCCCCAGGGACCGGCATGGTGCCCGCCCACCTGATTGAACAGACGATTTCGGCGCGAGGGTTGGCGGGTGCCCTGGAAGGGGCACAGGTTCGCCACGTCAGCGGCGGGCTGAGCCTGGTCGGACTGAAGAGTTACGAGCAGGGTCGGCAATCGTTTGAAGGGACCGCCAAACACGTCGTCTGGTGCGACGAGGAACCGCCGCAGGATGTCTACACGGAGATTCTCTACCGGACCATCACGACCCAGGGGATTGTGTTGGTGACGTTCACGCCGCTCCAGGGCATGAGTGACGTGGTCAAGGGGTTTCTGGAGCCCGAGACGACCGCGTCGGCGGCGTTCAAAACCTTCATCCAGGCGGGCTGGCGTGATGTGCCGCACCTGGACGACTCCGAGCGGCAGGCGTTGCTGGCCACCACGCCGCCCTATCAGATTGCCGCGCGCACCGAGGGGGAGCCGAGTCTGGGGTCGGGCGCGATTTACCCGATTGCGGAGCGCGAGATTCTCGTCCCCACCGCGACCATTCCCGAGAGCTGGCCACGCTGCTACGCCATGGATGTCGGCTGGAACCGGACAGCGGCCCTCTGGGGGGCGACCGACCCCGGATCGGGGCGGATTGTGCTCTATGATGAACACTACCGGGGCCAGGGCGAACCGGCGAGTCACGCCGAGGCAATCAAGGCGCGTGGGACGTGGGTTCGCGGCGTGATTGACCCGGCGAGCGCCGGGAGTAGTCAGGTCGATGGACGCGCCCTGATCGATATCTACGGACGGCTGGGGCTGCGGCTCGAACCGGCGCAGAATGCCGTCGAGGCCGGGTTGACCGAGACGTGGAACCTGCTCGTCTCCGGGCGACTCGTCGTCCAGGAGCATTTGACGAATTGGCGCAGTGAATTTCGGAAGTATCATCGCGACGAACAAGGGCGTATCGTAAAGGTGGCTGACCACCTGATGGATGCGACGCGGTATCTGGTCTTGAGCGGGCGGCACGCGATGCGACCGCCGCCACGACCGCCGCAGCACACGCAAGGACACGCGACCGGCGAGTCGTCATTAACGGATTGGATGGGCGCATGACCAGCGAGATGCAACAGGCACTGGATCGGTTCAAGGTCGGCTCGGATGCCGACAGCGACCAGCGGACCCGCGAGGTCGACGCCTTGCGGTTCCAGGTTCCTGAGTTTTGCTGGCCCACCGAGGTCAAGGATCAGCGCAAACCGCAGCTCATCGGCGGGGTCTCGATTCCGCAGCGCCCGATGCTGAGTATTCCGAGTCTGGACCATCCGATCCAGCTCGTGCTGAACGCCGAAAAAGCCGCCCATCTGGGCGTCTCGATCCACCCGCTGAGTGATGACGCGGAAGAAGAGACCGCCGAGGTGCTCCA